ATTTCAAGAGTTGTGCCAGGCAAAAAATCATAAACCACTCCAGCAAAACCATCTTTCAATGGTTTGTCGGAATGGTTGGTTACAAATATATTAGACATTAGAAGTTGACTACTTCACCATAAACACTAATGTTAACGGTGTTGGTATTGCCTGAAGCGGTAATTACTTTAACAAATAAGGCTGAAGTCGTAGATCCAGAGATCACGGTATTAGCGCCATAAACGCCAGTAACTGGAATATCAAGATAACGACCCGCAGCAGACAGTACAGTTAAAACAGTATTTGCAGTAACAATATTACTAACATTACCATCAGCGCTAGTATAAATTGCCACATTTCCTGAAGAAACTGAACCAACTGGGCTAGTGATTACAATTTTTCTTGCAATCACTGAACCCGAATTAGCTACTGCACCGCCATTGGTTAAACCACCGCTTGAAAAAGCTAAATTGGCTACCGCATTACCTGTTGAAGCTAGTGATACGGCTTCAGCAAAAGCAATGCGAACATTACCAAAAGAACTTAAATACAGATTACCGACTGCATCTGGGTTAGCCATTATTTTTCCCCTTAACTAGCAAAGGTACTTGATACCGCTTGACCGCCATTGACAGTAATCAATTGCACTGAAGTATTGGTAGTTGCCAAAAATTGCACATTAATACCGTCAGAAATGATAACGCCACCAGAATTAACGGGGTATACATTCGAGAATGTAGCCACATTAGAAGTAGCGTTGTAATTCGATACTGCTTGAATTACCACATTGGCGGTTGCAAATGCCATGTAAGTACCAGCAGGAACCACATTACCAGCAGTAGTGACGGTAATGTTAGAAACTGCTTGGTAATACGCTGCGGCAGTATTTGCATATGTGCCTGTTACTAAAATCTTATTTAGACCGAGTGCCATGACTAGTTCTCCTTATAATGAAATAGAGTTGTAGCCAGATACTCTGGTCATTGACTTCGGCTTAACGCTTACCAATTCGGCAATCATCAAGACAGCGCCAACATAACCAATCTGCCAATTAGGGAGAGTCGATTCAAAGCCAGTAAATACGAATGAACCTTGATCGTGAATGTAAAGACTCAAGTAATTCGAGTTAATGAAATAAACCGTACCTTCTGGACAGTAAGGATCTGGATAAACAGGAACGCCTGCGACCATCAAAGCACGGAAAGCTGCTGAGGGACCGTTGGCATCTGAATCGAAACCGTTACCTGGGGTAATAACATATTGCTCTTGACCCACATAATCTTGGGCTAAAAGTGTCCATGTACCAAATCCGCATACGCCAAAAGTAGGAACTTCAGCGCCATTCTTAACAGTACCTGAAATGTACTGGAGAATGTTTTGACGAGTTGGGTTCACAGAACCTGCGTTATACACCTTCGATTTCCACCAAGTATAGGTAGTCCGATTGATGTTACCGTAGGTAACCATGTTAGTACCGTCATCAATTGCACCAGGCAAACCAATGAACTGTTGAGTGTTCGTAGTATTGGTATACAGGGCAGTAGCCATTGCATCCATCATCACATTGGTAGCATCATTCATGCGTGCTTCAATGAGAGGAATAATTGCATAGTCTTGCTGAACTGCACCTTCCATACCTAAAAACGGTACTGGAGCAATCATCAGTTTAAGGTTGAACTCAGCATTGAAAGCGCCTTGCTGAACTGACGGCTGGTTAAACGAACCAGAATAGTCAGACCATTGGGCATTAACAAACTGTGCGCCTTGAACTGGAACGGTTACTTGGGATACACCACCAGAGGCTTGTTGACTGTTAGCAATCAACGCAGCCATAAGGGGTGTGCTGTTATAAAGTTGTACTACCAGCTTGGGGATAAACGCTCTACGAGTAACATAAGTCAACTCATTGTATTGCGATGTACCTGACGCTGGAAGAATTCCGCCACCTATAGGCATGGTTTATCTCCAAACAAAAATTAAAATAGCCCCTCTACGACTAATACCCTATTGGGCGAGTGTTTTTACGCAACTCACCTAATGCTTCTGCTGCTACATTGCGTGCTGCACCTTTTGGATCTTTCCAAAACTTAGAAAGGTCAAAACCTTTCAATGGATTCGGATTGTAGCCTGAAGGTGTTGGCACAGCAGCTTGTTTCATCCAATCAAAATACTCTGCTGCGGTTTCGTGATTGGTCATTCCTTTACTGAGCATGAGCTTCTCAATTTCCTGTATATCTTCTTCAGAATGGGCTAAGCCCTTCTTATACAAGTTATCTCTGCGAATTTTAAGCTCACCAATAGCATCTTTTTCACGCAACTTAGCTTCTAACTGCGCTACCCGTTCTTCGGCATTGTTGATTTTCTTTTCAGTGTAATCTTCAATTTCTAGTTCAGGAATTGGCATATTAGGGCGGAGCTTCTTGGTTAGGCGCAATACTTCCTTGCGAGTAGCAGGATTCTCAGCCATGTCCTTCATTAGCAAAGCTAACTCGTCACGCTGTTCAAAACTTAGATCTTCTAAAGACATTTTTTAGCCCCTCAATTGTTAAATGACTTTTTTGGTATCACCAGGCTTAGACATAGACATCATGTTTTTAGAGCCAGCTTTGTTTGAAGCAGTTAAACCACCAAACTCGGAGTAACGGGGAGTATTGATAATTTGACCATTTTTTTGGTTGTTGTCGGTTGGGTTGCGAGGAGCCGAAGCGCCACGGGGTTTAAACAGATCCATATTATTTTCCTTTACATGGGTGGTGGAACGGGAGCGCCAGGGGGTAATCCACCGCCACCTGTAGGTGGAGGCATTGGCAAGACTGGTGGTGGTCCTTCTGGAGCCATACCAGGAATTGCTGGTGCTGACATCATCGCCTTACTTTCAGGAGAAGCTCCGCCAGCTTGGGGTAAACTTTGTAACATTTGCAAAATCTCAGCAGGTTGCAATTCAGCAGTACTGGCTTTCTTAACGCCTAGTACACCGATCATGCTACGAATAGCCGATAAAATTTGTTTGCCTTCGGCTGATTCACTACCGATTGCAGGTAAAGATTGCTCTAGTAAATCCATTGCCATAGATACATTAATCAGGGCTGCTTCACGATTGCCCATTTTAGGTTCTGGAGTAGACATGGGAGCCGCCATTGGGGGGCTATTGGGATCTGAGATCCCCATATCTTCTGCACCTGTTGGCATATCTGGTATGCCATTTGGAGTAGCGCTATCACGCTGACTCTTAATCATGTTCATTAATTCTTCGGAAGGTACGCCCATAGCCATTTCCTATCAAGTTATTGCATAGCCTAAACTAAAACTATCAATTGTCAAGTGGGGGGATTTATTTTATTTCCACCCCCCCAAGGAAATTTCCATTGAAGGAGGAAACTATCTCCGTGATTTACGAGTTTTACGAGTTTTACCGTACATATTGAACTCCTTTTAGTTAACTACGAACAGATCTAGGCGCAGCACGGGTTTTCATGCCACGATCAAAACTAGGTGTTGCTTGATTACGGTACTGCACACTAGCAGGTGCTTCGGCACGATCTAACGATTGTGTCGTTACTCTAGGCTGGTCAGCAGTTGATTGAGTCATAGGCATTGTATTTTCAGCCATTAATATCTCCTTGCTTTACGCATATCCGATTTAGTCATGCTTGGAGCCATACTACGATAAATAGTTTTAGGCTCTACTCGCTCTGACTCTCCAGCTTCCATACGCTTTTCCCGTGGACTCATTAAAGACATTGCGGGTTCATTTTCTTTTTGTTCAGGTGTTTTCATGCTTTATCCTTTTGGTGGAGGGGGCGGAGGAGCCATAGCTTGCATAGCCTCATTCTTTTGTTCTCGCTTCTTTAGCTTATCTTTTAAAAATTGTTTCATAGGTGGTTCTAGTAAGTCAAGTAAATCTTCACGATCAATTGCTTCGGCTTTAAATAGACTAAAGGCTAGGTCTTTTAAGTCCTCCGTAAAAATGGGAGAATTAGAGTGAGCATCGACCTTAACCACAAAATCTTTAGTGAATTGGTTGGCAATAAACGGCTGATCGTTAATATCATGGAAATGTGTTGGATCGTAGGCTTGTATAAGTTTAAGATATAGGGTTGCCACTTTTTCAAGAGAATCCTCCACAATCAAAGCCCGTTTCTTTGCACGGGAACTGCCTAAACGAGCAAGTTGACTTGCGTGACCTGCTGACCGAACTCCAACCTCACCTTTGCCTTCAAGCACATTGCTAATGCCTGATACTTCAGCAAACATAGCGTCAATCTCATGGATTACTTCAAATAGATCAGGTGGCATATTGGGCGCCATACGATCTACCTTAGCATTAGGCATATCCGAAGCCAATAGCCCGCCTGGACGGTTTAGCGCAAAGTTCTTCTCATCCAAAATGCCCATAAAGCCTGATAGAGCGGTAGGTGGATTAACCTGCTTACTAAGTAACTCTAAAATCTCGGACATTCTTTGATTGCGTAACTGTTGCAACAAAATCAGCTTTTGGCACTCAGACGCACCCCA